AAGTTTTGGAATCTAGGTAGCAATTCTTTTACTTCTTCCTTTCTTTCTCCCAACTCACTTAGTTCTATCTCAGTAAAACATGTTAAGTGTTTTCTTTGGATTACTTTTACATTATCCTCAAAGAAAATTTGTACTACGTTTTTACCCTCTAAATACGCAGTGTTTGCCATTCTAGTAATTAATGTCGTTTTACCAACACCAAATGCTGCTAGAATAACACCCAACTCACCTTTAGATAAACCTCCACCCATAAGGTTATCAATACCTACCAATCCTGTCGGTATAGGATCTCTAAAATCATCAGCTAAAACTTCTTCAATAGCGTGAAAGATATCAACACCCTCGTCTTTTTCTGTTCCTACCGATATAGCCTGTTTAACTAATTCTTCACATTCATCATATCTATCAAAATCTCCAACATCTAGAATTTTTTGGATTTTTTGAGTAGCCTTCTTAAGTTCTTGTTGTTTGCAGAACTTAATGGCAACATCTTGTGTATGTAAACAGTCTCTATTTTCAGATTCTCTAACCTCTTTAATAAGTTCAGTTGCCGATTCTCTAGCAATTTCTCTTCTAACTTCACTCTTTACTATATTAAAGATAGTTTCATAAGACGGAATGGTTTCATATTTTTCATAGTAATCCTTTATAGACGCAACAACGAGTCTCATGTACTCGTTGTCGAAATAATTAGGATCGATAATAGAAATAATACTCTCTGAAAACTTATGATCCTCTACTAATTGTTTTACTAATTTTACTTGGAAACTATATCCTAAATAACCTAAATTTAAACTCTCATTTTTCGCCATTCTTTATCTGATTTAGTTATTAATAAATATGTCGTCAAGTTGATAACCGCAATAATTTTTTGTATAATTTTTCGCACTCAATCCCTGTTGCAAATAATCAATGATTTTAGGTATAATTTTTCTTATATCGACATCATATCTTACGTTTGGTGGGTAGTCATTTCCACTAAAAATTCTTTCACTTACTACTTTTCCTTTGTACTTAATTTGTACAGTAAAAAAATCTTCATTTTCGTAAATGTCTACATTTTTTGTTTCTTCTTCAGTACTAGTAGAATAATAATTACTATATCTTTCCATATAATCATAAGTACGTTCCTTAAATAAGTTTCTTATCATATCTGATACCCCATCAACTAAATCTTTAATCTCATAAGACATTAACGAATCTTTATTAAAATCCATAACTGGAAAATTTCTTCCAACAATAGGGTTTCCGTTAATCATAAACAAAAACTCATAAGGGTAACTTTTATACTTCTTTTTCATAATCTAAACATTTACATTTTTAAAATAATTCTTTTCTTTTTTAATTATCGATAGGAATGGTTGTAAGAAATTTATATAACCTTCTCTACCTCCAGGTATCGCCCACATTAACCCATCTTCTATCATCATATTAATTACGTTCTTAGTATCTCTACCTTCAGGATCCATAGTAGTACTAAATAGGTAATCTAAATCAGTTTTAGACTCTTCAGTTAATAGTGGATTAGATAAGTCTATTAACTTTTCGTTAACCTCATAAATCATTTCTTTTTGTGATCCTTTGGTAACTTTATTTAATATGTTATCTAATGTTTTCAATCTAGTTTTTCTTTCTTTTTGTATTTCTTCAATTTTACTAAAAATATATCCCAAAGTCAAAGTTTTTTCCATTATTTCAGGAAAAAATTTCACCAATGTTTTCTCACTTACACCAACAATACCTTTAATGTTATCACTAACATCACCAGTTATCATTTTTATAAGTTTTAAATTTGATGGGTGATGATCGAAATCTACTAAATAGTTTTCTTCAGTAACTATTTTTTTAAGATTTAAATCGTAAACTGAAACTCTTTCATTGATTAATTGACAAATATCTCTATCTCTTGTCATAATAACCACTCTTTCGTCCTCAGACATATTATTTACATAATACCCTATAGAATCATCCGCCTCAACAATATCATCTCTGTATTGTCTTATAAATAACTCTTCAAGATAAGAATACAATCTTTCTTTCTGTAAATATAAATCTATTTCTGATGGTGGTTGTTCGTTATAGAAATCTTTGTCTCTATTAGACTTATAGTCTTTGTAAATATCGTATCTTAGTCTACCACTAAATTGTCCATCCCAAAATACATATACTCTGTCGAATTTATATTCATTCAACATTTTACGAACCATAGTTAAGAATTGAAAAATACCACCTATATGGGTTTCTTTATAGTAAAGATTTTTAGCCCCATGATAGGCGGTTTTTAACAACGAGTCTCCGTCAACTAATAATGTTCTTTGGATTCTTTTTTTCTTACTTGGAATTCTCACTCATCATTGATTAAACGTTAAACAAATCAATTATCTGAATAATCAACGGGTGTCTCTATCATATCTCCTTCAATCACATCAAAAGACATAACATCATCACCTACCGAGTCAAAAACTTCTGCCCAATAATCTTTATAATCATTTTTATATTGATCAATTGCTTTCTTATCGTCTTCAACAAATCCATGTGTAGTTGCGAGAATTTTACAATCAGCGTAACCCAAACCATTCATATGGTTTTTATGAATACCTACTTTAGTTCTTATCGCAAAATTAACTTTTCTACCCTTATTGGTAGCATTTAGTTTTGATACCCCTGAGCTTTTTTGATTTCCGAATAAGAACACTAATGCACAAGATAAGTAAATTGACTGTCCTCCCTTTGGTTGTATTCTAGGTTGTCCGAATGGATTATCAGGTAACTCTACCCAAGGTTGGTTTACAAATACCATAGTGTTGGTGTATTCAGATGTGACTTTGCGAGAAGATGTAATTCTCTGAGCCATACCCATACCCCATTTTTCCGATATAATTCTTGCAGTGTGTTGGTTACCTCCTTTTCCTTCATAACTCATCTGACAAGGAATTGTACCAATAGAGTCCCAACAAAACACAATATCGTGTGGTATCTCACCATTTTTTTGTGCGTTTAGAACTTCTGTTACATAATCAAATGCTTGTTCAATATAATCAAACCCTAACTTATATAACAAAAATCCATCCCAATAACCGATAACCTCACCTGTTTCTTCATCAACCTCTTCAACGTAGTTAGTTTCTAAACCCATTTGTTTAGCGTGTTCAAAACTAAATTTTTGTTCTGTAATGATAAAAACAGGTAAGATACCTTTTCTTTGTGCATCAACCGCAGTTTTGATTAGTGCGGTTGTTTTTCCAGTATCTGAGTGTCCTAAAAGCATGTTAATCTGACCCATAGCAGGACCTGGTATTCCTGTCGCCTTCTGAAAGGCTTCCCCTAGGTCAAAGTACTTTTGTTCTTTGTACTTATCACTAGAGGAAAACTTCTTTCTTATAGACGAAAAATCAGATGCTTTTTTCTTTAGTGGTTGTTTCGCCATATCATCAATTAGAATGGTAATTCATCGTCATCGTCTAAGGATGATACCTCAACATCATTATCAAAATCCTCATCATCGTCATCATTGTTATAGTCTGACTCAAAAGATTTTGTAGTTTCAGTTCTCATCATATTGATTTCTTCTGACAATGAAGCAGTTTCTTTTTCTTCTTTATCTTCTTCTGCAACAAACTTCTTTTGTTCAGAATCCCAAATAGGAGTTTTATTAGTTGCTACAATTTCTAAATATTCATTAGACTTTTTAGCGTATACATCCTTGTGTGATTCTTCATTGTTAAACCATTCGTTTGCATATTCTTTATTCTCAGTAAGAATAGTTACATCATCCGCCATAATAGAATTAACTACACTATGACCTTTATCATTCCTACCTGAAGAAATAATAATATCTCTTCCCTCTCTAGGATCAGTGATATCACCTTTAAGTTTAAACACAGGGATTAGTTTATCCATTACACCATCTCCTGTCTTTTTGTGTTTAAATCTCCAAAACTTAACTCCGTGATCCTCATTCTCTCTATCAATTCCTTTAACTACGTAGAATTTTCTAGGAATAAATTCTTTTGCTAAGTTTTTAGCTTTCTCAGATCCATCCTCATATAAAGCATCTTTCGCCTCACATAATGGACAATGTTCACCATCATTTAAATGGTTACAATAGATTTTTTCCCATTTTCCGTTTACATTTTTTTCGTGATAGTAAACTTCAGTAAATGGAGACTTACCGTCTTTAGTAGGTAAGATTCTGAAAGTTTTTGTTTGTGTTTTTACCCCTTTAGGTAATTTTTCTGTGAAATACTTTTTAAGTCTGTCTTCACTCGACATTTTGTTTCCACTTTTAGTTGGTTCAGTGTTTTTTTCATACTGAGCCAAAATAGCATCTAAACTGTTACTCATTGTATATATTTTTTAAATTATTAATATACAATATTACGTATAGTTTTTCAAAAAGTCAATAGGTAATAAAAGAAAAACCCCACTTATGTGAGGTTTTAATTAGATATTTTATAATAAATTATTTTTCTTCTTCTTTTTCTGAACCAAACGATGCCCTTATTTCTTTTTCATCAAAATTGTCAACATCACTTTGTGTTAATGTGAATTCTTCTTCCTCCTCTGTTGCCTCATAACCTTCTTTATCTTTCCAATAATCAGTTAATTTAACACTATAAGGGAATGAATCCATTGACCTCATTTCTAACCTCTCAACAGGTGTTGGATTTCGTCTTTCGATTTCTTTTTCTAAGTCATCGATTTTATTGATAACGTTATCCATTCCTGAAACTTGTGACTCTAATTCAGATAATTTAGATAATAAATCATCCATCTTAGTACTTACACCATCAACAGAAGTTTTTGTTTCTTCAGTTTTATCAACAATATCTGTTACATCTACTTCTACGGTATCTTCACCACCTAATGGTTCTTCAGTTGCGAATTCATCTTCTACCTCAGTATCACCAAAAGGATCGGTTTCACCCTCAGTATCTGCACCTTCCTCTGTTTCACCTTCCTCTGTTTCACCTTCAACGTCACCAAATGGATCTTCTAAAGTTTCTTCTTCAGTGTCTGTAGTAGTATCCTCTACTTCTTCTGGTGTCTCTTCAGTATCTGCAAAAGGATCTTCTTCTTCCGCAGGTGGGTCTTGTTCTGTTATATACATACCATCAAATAAAAGATTATCTTCATCTTTTTCTTCTTCTGGCACATAGAAAGTATATTCCAATAACTGTCTATATCTTTTTAAATCTTCGGATAATAAAATTTTCTTACTCATATTACATTAATAATTGTCTACCATCATTAGTCTTATAAACTTTGTTTACTCTTTCAACGATTTCTTTTCCGTCATTAATTAAACATTCATCACCTTCACACTCTTTTTGTTTATTGGTGTCATTAAGAAAATTATCTAATTTATTTTCCAAAGTTTCTTTTTCCTTAGTATCTTTTTTAGTTTCCATAATACTTTTTATTTATAAATATTAAGAAATTAGGAAAAATCTCTATTAATTGTCAATATTTTTAATTCTTCATTTTTAATAATTAACATTTTATTTTGATAATTGTCCCAATCTATTTTTACATCTTGATGATTTATGTTCCCACTATCAGTATCACTTATAATTTCAATTAATTGATTAAGTGCGTTGATCGTATAGAAACATTCTCCTTTTTTATGTACAATAATAGTCGGTGGGTAAAATGAATTTGTGTCAACTCTTTGACCTTGATTTAATCTAACCATAAAGGTTAAAATCTTTTTGTCTTCTTCGTTAAAGGTATACTGGAAAATGTTTTTATCTAATATTTTAAATCTGTTGTATAGATATTTCTTAAAACTATCTATTTTATCCAAATATACAAAAGACGCTAGCGTTATAATTTTATTGTTCGATTCCATAAGTATAAATGTAGGGAATATATCTGTTTTTGTTTTTTATTTTATAAATAAAATCCTTACATTTATTAAATATCTCAGAATCTATCAAAGTATTATTCGATAAGTTTTTAATTGTTTTAGTTATTTTTTCTTTTTTACCTTCAATTAAAGATAAAACATTCAAATCTATACCAAATATTAAGTTTTCACCATATATATAAATCATATCATTGGGTGAAATGTAGGTAGTTGGGTTTTTTAAACTCAATATTTTTCTTATAATTCTAAAGTTTACCATTTTTTTACCATATAACAAGTCCAAATAAACATATGGGATGTTTTCCCCAAAAGAATTATAACAAAAAGAAATAAATGAATCTAAATCTGATTCATATTCTGATTTTCTTTCTTTTGTTGTGAAAGTCCAAAATAATTTAGAATTAATTTGTTTGTGTAAAATAGATACCCCATCTTCAACAAGTTCTTTTGTTTTTTCCCAACCTATAATTAACGTAGGTAACCTATCGTCAATGGTATCTAACTTACGACAAATCTTAAAGTTTTCTAACTCCAAATTAAAACTTGTTACTATATTTCCAACATACATATTACAAATATAATAATTTTTTTTTAAAAAAACAAATTATGGATTATTATAATCTATTAATGGTGTACCACTTGAGTCAGTGAATATTGTTAATACATTTTCAAACGTATTAAATGCGACTTCTATTCCTGGCGTTTTATATTGTTGGGATATCCTAACACATTCAGAGAATGAGGTTGCGTTACCTATATTAGAGAAATCATACGCAACCTTCCCATCTTTTTTATGTTTTTTCCATACTTTTATACTTGTCGCAATAGCGTTAGACTCAGTTAAAGACAAGTTAAAAGGATTTTTTATCGATGCGACGCCATCATAATCATAATATTGTTTTCTACCTATCATATATAAATAACCTCTAGGTCTAAATCTATACGCATCACCTTTAAATATATTATAATAAGGAAGATTAATTAGTTCATCTTCTCTTTTTTCAACTTCCTTTAATTGATTCTCTAATAATTTTTTATCATTATCATAATTTGGATCAGTATTATCTAAGTTATTAATTTTATTCTGTAAAATTTCTTTACTTTTGTTAATCTGATCGTTTTTATCTGATTCATCTAATTTTAGGTTACCTTTTAATATGTATGCAGTTTTAGAGTTATCTATTGGGGACTCTAAAGGTATCGAAGATAAATAACTATCTTTATACTTATCTATTATTCTATCATTTATTGATGATATGTCTGTGGAATAGTATAATATATTATTATCGACATCTCTAATTTCTACACCTTTTTCTACTTCTTTTTCTTTAGAATTTAAATTATTTGAGTTG